CAACCGAGCTTAGGCGGCATAAAAATGCCGTTCAGCATAGACCTGGCAGCGATAAGCTGGGCGAACTATATGTCGAAGCGGCTTGTGCGCTTCGGCGAGGGACGCCAGGGCGAGGCACCGAGCTGGGAGGGTCGCGGCGAAGCAATCAAGGCGCAGGACCGGGGCGTGCCGATAACAGACCGCGCGTGGTGGGAGGGCCGTTATGTTCTGTGCCCGGTGAAGCTGCGGGCGCAGACCGAGAGTGGGACGCTGGAGGTGGAGCTGCCCGACGCGGTGGCGGCGGTAAGCCGGGAGAACCGGATAGTGAGCACGGCGCTTGTGGGGCGGGACGGCACTGTCAAGGAATACATCAACTCCGGGGACTGGGCGGTCAACCTGGTTGTGGGCGTTCAGGCGGTGCGCGACGGCGTGATCGCAGACGAATACCCCGGGGACGAACTGCGGACACTCCGGCAGCTGCTTGACACCAAAACGGCAATCGAGGTGCACAGTGAGTTCCTGGCAATATTCGACATTACCAAAATCGTGATAAAGAGCTATGCGGCCACGCAAATGACCGAAGCGAACTATCAAGCCGTGAGCATAAGCGCGGTTAGTGATGAAGATTATGAGATATACAGCAACGAGTATTAAACTGAATAAATAAACAACCCTTAAACAGTCATTAAAATGGCATTTAACGAACAGGAAGAAGCAAAGGTGCGCGAACTGCTTGCGGCCTTTGAGAACGGCAAGCGCATAAACGAGCTTGACCCCGCCGAGGGTGAGCCGGGAGCCATGCGCATAGAGGTAATGGACGCGAGCGGCGAGACGCGGAGCATGGAGCTTGAGCGCGCCGTTGCGGAAGCAGGCAACCCGATAGCGGGCCGCTGGTGGGCCAACGACCAGGCTACGCCGACGGCCGGCGGCTGGTTTGGGTCGCTTGACTTTTTGAAGCGACTGCCGGAAACACTGGGACTGGGCCGCTACCTGGTAACAGACGACCGGGAGCTGCACAAGCTGGACCCCAAGGACAGCACGCGGTTTGCGGACGGAAGCCCGGCGGCACTTGACGGCAGCATGGGACAGTGCATGTGGTGCTGGAGCCGCGCGTGGTATTTCACCGAGATAGTAACGGCGGCGCGCACATACTGGGCGATCACCCTGAAACCGCTGGAGGGGTACAAGAGCGTGAAGATACCCGTCGGCGGCACAAGCTGGCTGGGCGCGGCGGTAATGGACCGCACGGAACAGAAGCTGTGCTCGGTAATCAGCGAGGCGGAGCGCTATCGCGGCGGCGCCGGGGCGGCTCTGAATGTGGCGAACAAAGCCAAACACCCAGGCGCGGACGCTCCCCAGGTTACGATGCTGGGCATGGCGGCCACGAACCTGAGCACAACGGCATTCGGCACCAACGCGCGGAAGCGGGGCGAGGGCTGGGAGGCCAACTGGTTTGTGGCACAGGCAGCGGTGCAAATCCTGTTTGCCGTAATCATGGGCACGCGCAACAGCCAGGCGCCCTATAACGCCGAAAAGGACGCCGACGGGCTGTATCAGGGCGGCTTCGGCACAGGTGTAACCGACATGCCGGACTGGGACGGTTATAACGCTTATTATCCCGTGATCCCTACGAGCGTGGGCCTGGAAATGGGCGATGGCACGGGGCTGGTTGAATACGGGCTGCCGGCAAGCGAGGCGGCCGAGGACCAGGCGGCACCGTACAAGACATTCCAGGTGCCGGTGTTCTTTGGTCTGGTACATGCGGGCTACGGGCACCTGTGGCGCTGGACACGCGGGCTGACCGTGAGCCAGGAAGCGGGGGTAAAGACCGAGGTGTATGTGGCGCCGTCGATGTATGCGGACTTCAACCCCAACAGTGTGGAGGGTCTGCTGAAAGTGGCGGAGTGTCCCCAGGCCGAGGGGTACATAAAGCGCGTGAGCACCAAGGGGCTGTGTATGATGCCTACGGCGGTAGGCGGCAGCACAAGTACCTATTACGCCGACTATTTCTGGACCAACGGAGCGACGCAGACAGGCCTCCGGGTCCGTGCTGCTGGCGGTCGCGCGAACTCTGGCACGTATGCGGGCGCGTTCACTGCGAATGCGTACCACACGGCTGCGCTTGCGGATGCGTACTACTCGTCGCCCCTCTGCGTTTTCGTGGACGACCCCACGATTGAAGCGTGAACGGCGCGAAGCGCAAAACGAAAACGACCGGACCGGGAGCCGGAGTGAAAGGACAGCAGGGCGCGGGAGCCGGAGAGCCGGGGAGCGCGCAGAAGTTCATTGAAATTTTGGAATAGAGAGAACAGAGAAACGCAGTTGCGGCGGGGTGTGCGGGAGCAATCCCAACCCCGCCGCAGGCGGGCGAAAATTTTTGGAAAATCGGGATAATCAGTTCCGGGCGTGGCCGTCTGCAAAAAAAATTGTTAAATTTGCAGTGTCAAACGACGGTTTGACCGGTTGCGACCCCGGCAGTAGGGAGCCTCCGGGTCCGTGCTGCTGGCGGTCACGCGAACAATGGCACGAATGCGGGCGCGTTCAATGCGAATGCGAACAACACGGCTACGAATGCGAATGCGAACTACTCGTCGCCCCTATACAGGCTCGAACAAAAACAAACGCGACAGAGGGGCCGGACCGTGCCGCATGGCAGAAGATAACAACCGATGCAGAGGGTGCCGGTAGGGCCGCCGAATGTGGCGGCTTCGACAGCTTCCGAAGCGAGCATTGCAGACCCAAAACCCAAAGACAGACCCGATGACCCGAAATGAAAAGATATGGCAATTTGTATGCGCGCATTTGCGACATAGACAACTTGCGGGAGGCGGCGCACAACGCCGCCAGCGGCAAGCGCAAGCGCGATGAGGTAACGGCATTTTTCACCAATCTGGAGGAGAACCTGGCGCAGCTGCACCGGGAACTGACAGAAAAACGGTACAAGACCAGCCCCTATGATGTTTTTATAAAATACGAGGGCAAACGCCGTGAAATCTATAAACTGCCATTCCGTGACCGAGTGGTACACTGGGCGATCATGCAGGTGCTTGAACCTATATGGACGCCACAGTTTACCGCCGACACGCATGCCTGCATAAAGGGGCGCGGCATGCACTCACTGCTGCGGAAGCTGCGCGAGGACCTGAGGAACGACCCGGAGGGGACGGCGTACTGCCTGAAGCTGGACGTGCGCAAGTTTTACCCGAGCATAGACCACGACAAGATGAAAGCCGTGGTGCGTCGTAAAATCAAGGACCCGGAGGTGCTCTGGCTGCTTGACGGCATAATCGACAGCGCGCCGGGGGTGCCAATCGGCAATTATATTTCCCAATACTTCGCTAATCTCTACCTGTCGGAACTCGACCACCTGCTCAAAGAGGTGGCCGGGGTGCGGTATTATTACCGCTACGCCGACGACATGGTGCTGCTTGCCGGGGACAAACCGACGCTGCACGGCTGGCTGGTGCTTATCAACGACTGGCTGAACGAGGAGCGGCATGTGGACCTTAAAGGCAATTACCAGGTTTTCCCGGTGGAAAGCCGGGGCATTGACTTTGTGGGTTACGTTACGTTTCACACTCACTGCCTGGCACGCAAGAAAAACAAGCAGGGACTATGCAGAGAGCTGGCGAAGCTGAGGAAAGCCGGGGTGCCGGAGGCTGAAGTAATGCTGCTGACGGCGAGCCGGGCGGGCTTCATGCTACACTGCGACAGTAAACACTTATTCAAAGTTCTCAATATGAAAAAATTTAGTGATCTTGTGCCCAAGACATCGGGCAACCTGACGGGTACCAAGTACCATGTCGATGCAATCCTGAACCGGGAAATCCACCTGACGGGCTACAAACTGGCCCCGTCGAAGCACAATTCGGAACCGTGCCTGACGCTGCAATACTCAATAGAGGAGCCGCTGACGGAAACGGGTCCGGACGGGCAGAGCCGCCCGGTAATCGACGACTCGGGGCAGCCGGTAACTGACTGGGTGGAGCATATCACCTTCACCGGCAGCCAGGCGCTGATCCGCCAGCTGGAGGGCGTGGAGATAACGGAACCGCTCAGGGCCAAACTAATCAAACAACCGATCGGCGACGGAAAGCGATGTTTTTATAAACTCGTGGACCCCGACGACTAAAACAAAAAAACAATGAAGCAGACAGCAAGCTACACAGAGCGCAAAAAGTTTGAAATCTTCGACAACGGCCACGTGCTGCTCTATCTGAACGAGCAGCCGGCCGAAATAGCCAACGAGGAAACGGGCGAGAGCACGCCCGGATTCAGCTATTCGGGCGACATGCCCGACGGTGGCACCATGATTGAGGCGACAGGCGTAACGGCCGAGAACCGCCGCGACAAATTCGTGGCCGGACTAATCGGGACGCATTACGACATGGACGCCCAGATCGCCGTGCTGGCCAACGGCACGGACACGCCGGAACACGCCGCCGAGCTGGAGCAATTCGCGCAGGTGCGGAGCAGCTGCAAGGCACAGGTGGACGAATTGCTGGCCCGTAACTAAACCGCACGGATATGGCCCGGACTGTTGAGGAAATCAAAAAGGACATGACCGCCGAGTTCATGAAAATGGAGGCGGTCAAGTCCCGTTATGGGCTTGACGGCTCAAAGAGCTTTGCCGACTGTTTCAGCATGGCCAGTCTGGAGAACATAATCTTTTATGTTTTCGCCGTTGCGGTCTGGGCGCTTGAGAAACTGTTCGACCTGCACCGTGCAGATGTTGACGCGCGGATTGAACAGCTGGAGCCCCACACGCTGCGGTGGTATGTGAGCAAGGCCAAGGCGTATATGCAGGGGCAGAAGCTCGTAACGGACTGCGACTATTACGACACGGAGGGCATGACTGAACAGGACATCGCCGCCGCCAAGGTCGTAAAATATGCCGTGGCGACGGAGAGCAACACGGTGGTTTATATCAAGGTCGCCCGAGAGGTGGACGGAAACCCCGCGGCGCTTACCGCCGGGCAGCTGGAGGGCCTGACATCTTACATGAACGAGATTAAGGACGCCGGCGTGTCGGTGCAGCTCCGTAATGAGCCGGCCGACCAGATGCGCATTTCCCTGCTGATATACTACGACCCCACGCTACTGATTATCGACGCCAACGGCAACGGCAGCCAGAACGGCAAAGACCCCGTGCGCGAGACCACAAAACAGGTAATCGAAAACCTGCCGTTTAACGGCATGTTCCGCAAGAGCGACCTCATGGCTGCGTTACAGGCTTTGCCGTGCGTGGAGGTGGCAGACATCAAGAGCGTAAAAGTGAAGCCGCGCAACGGTGCCGAGTGGCAGACCGTGGAGGGCTACGACCGCCCGTTCAGCGGCTATTACAGCATCGACGCGCTCACAGTGGACTATCAACCCTATAATGCCATAGAATGATGTTTGAAATAGATTTTAAGCGTCTTATCGTCCTGCTGCTGCCGTCCTGGCTCCGGCGCCCGTTGATTTTCGGGCTGCTGCGTGCCGGGGCGGTGGGAGTGGAGCGCGTCTATGGCGAGTTTACAAACGCGCGTGCCGGGCATATATTCAGGCTTACCCACAACGGGCAAGTGTGTTATTTGCGCGGCGTGCTTAACCATTATTTCGGCAACGGCTTCAAGATAGGGAGCATGAAGCAGGAGGGCGAGTGGCTCTATGCCGTTACCGAGAGCGGGGAACAAATTCCCGTAACTGTGGGCGAGCCGGGTCCGGGTGTGCCTGTCGTTTACAGTGAGCAAATGCTGAATATGGCACAAAACGACTTCATTGTGTTTGTGCCTGCCCGTGCCTGGGCAAAACTCGCAGAGATTAAAGCGATGGTGGATAAATACAAACTTATAACAAAACGGGCGCACTATGTCAAGACGGGCAACCCTATTGTCATAGGCCGCAATCCGTTTACAAGTGAGATAATCCCCATAACGCGGAAAAAATGAAAACAGCAAGCTACACCGACACCAGAACCGCCACGGGCGGCGTCGGCAAATACCCCCTTTCGACCGAAACACTCGACTTTATCCAGGATCAAATAAAACTGCTGGAGTTGCTGGCCGGTGTCGGAGGTGTCAACTACATACTGAAAGCCCCCAACGGCACCGTCGGCGGTGTGGCTGTCATAGAGAACACCGACAAGCAGACCGAGGTCGTGGAAATAGTGCCGCGCCCCGTGTTCGGTATTTCGGTCAGATACCTGACCATAACGACCACCTCCGAGGACATCAAGGCTGACGCGGAAACCTACAAGGAAGCGCGGACACTGCGCGTGGCACAGTTCACTACCGCCAAGGGCGCGGAGAGCTACGACATCAACAGTTTTGTGAACGTGAACGGCAGACAGCTGGAAGCGTTTCCGACCAATGCCGTGCTGGCAGGCCAGATAAAGAACATGCCCCAGACGGTTTTAACCTACCTGAAAGATGTTTTGGCCGAGAAGCTGACCGCCAAGACCGTGCAAGGACTTACGCAGAAGCAGCTCGACGGGCTTAAAACGGCGTGTGTGCTGTCATGCACCGGGAGCGTGTCGCTTTTCGGGTCTGCCGATTATACGGTCGTGGTAACAGCCCAAGGCAGCGCCAGAGTACGCCAGGAGATAATCCAGGGCGACGACTGCCACTACGTGCGCACATGGAACGGCGCGGCCTGGGGTGCGTGGAGCCAGCAGCTTGAAACAGCCATGCACTTAGATGTTAAAATCGTTCGGTCGACCGTGTATCTGCGGCACGGCGCGCTGGGTGCAGACTGCGACATCGTGCTGCTGCGCAAGAAAAAGCGCAGCTCCTACCGTCGGACGGGCGGTGCAAAGTCATACACCAAGAACAAAGGGAAGCGCCAGAAAAGACAGCCGAAAAGCCAGTATGTGCATTTCAAGGGCATACGCCTGAGCAAAGGCGAGCCCGGCAAATGGTATGTACCCAAGTGCATAGGCGTGGCCGACCCCAAGACTGACTCCAACCTGATAGGCAAGGAGCTGCCGACGCTCTGCGCGTCGCTTTTCTATGTGGGTACAGGTGGCTTCTACCGCATACAGGGCAACCGCAAAAAAATAGTGCTGAAAACGACCAAGAACACCAAAGGAACGTGCCACAAGGCTTATGCGCCTATCGGCGTACAGATAGCCAGGCTCAAGCCCACGGGGGGCAAGGACAGCGGCGGCGAGATAGTGCGCATGAAATACCGCATAAGCCAGTATAAATCCAAAGTGTTAGGGCCTCAAACGGCAACTTATTCGTTTCTCCGCACTTTCTCGCTTGACTAATCAATCGATAAATAAGGGCATAAAAAAAGTGGGGTGATGAACTCCACTTTTAAGTCCCTGCGGTCGAAACACATTGTACGCACATCAGGACAGAATAAAAATTTTGATACTGTCGGACTGTTCAACATCGTTCGGTGGCATCTTCGCCACGCGGAGAAGAACAGCAAGCAAAGGGACCCAAAGGTTGAAATACCCTATGAACCTGAAAGGGTAAACGCTTCATTTGTCGAAAGTCCCCAATCCAGGGACTTGAACGTCGCCTCAGCTAACAAACACTTTTCAATAACGGGAAAGGAGTAAAACGGTGCATATCGGGGCTACAAACGGACTTTTGAAGATGTTCTAACTTTGGTGCAAAGTTAATAATAATTGATAACACCACAAAATAATGAGCAGGAAACTTGCTAATTACGCGCGAATTTTTAGGGGGGGGGTAATTGCTGCCGCCCCAGCGCGCCAAACTTAAAAAATGAAATTATGCTGAATGAGTAGGACCTACAAATGCGCACCGCTTCCGTTCATGGGGCAAAAGCGCTATTTTCTCCGGGACTTCGCCGAGGTGCTGGAGCGGGTGGAGGGACAGATTGACACAGTGGTCGACCTTTTCGGAGGCTCCGGGCTGCTGTCGCACACGGCCAAAAGGGTGTTGCCGGGGTGCAAGGTGATTTATAACGACTTTGACCATTACGACCGCCGCCTGGCGGCAGTGGAGGACACAAACGCCATTTTAGCGGCCATTAAAGAGCGTTTAACCGGGCTGGAGCCTAACCAGCGGCTGACAGATTGGGAGCGTGCCGATGTTCTGGCTATTGTCAACGACGCGCAGAACCGCCTCGGCTGGGTGGACATTCTGACAATTGGGCGGTCGGTGCTTTTCTCCGGCAAATGGGTTACAAGTCTGGACGAGCTGCGCAAGCATACTATGTATAACCGCGTAAGACCGGGCGCGTATGAGTGCGACGGCTATCTGGACGGGCTGGAAATAGTTCACATGGACTACCGGGAACTGTTCGAGCGTGAGCGCGGCAACAGCCGGGCGTTGTTCGTGCTGGATCCGCCGTATCTTACGACCGAGTGCGGAATGTATGAGAACTATTGGAAGCTGACCGACTATCTCAGCGTGTTGCGTCTGCTCCGGGGCACGAAATACATTTATTTCACTTCCGACAAGTCGCAAATCGTGGAGCTCTGCCAGTTCATGGCCGAGGAATACGGCGAAGCAGCGCCCATGTATGGCGCGACGGTCCGCATGAGGACAAACACCCTGAACTATCAGGCTAAATTTAACGATATGATGATAACCAAGCTCTGACCGACACAGCCAAGCGCTGGGGCATAGAAAAAGCCCCCGGCTTGATTTGCAGTTTTCCTACGACATACAAATACAAACACCCAAAGGGCAAAAGCCGGGGGCAAAATGCCTTCGACGCCCTTTGGGTGTTACTGTTGAATGTCGTAGGAGTTGCAAAATTACGAAAAAATGCTGAATGACAGTGTACGAAGCATTAAAATTGTGCGGTGGAGTGATTGAAAAGCTGGAAAAAGCCGGCGTAAAGCCGTCGGATCATAAATATATTGCCATGTTCGAGGACTTCGGCAGGGCAAAGCAGCGAGGTGAAAAGATAAGCTATGTTGTCGCCTGTCTGGCCAAGCAGTACAATATGAGTGAGCGCAGTGTTTACGACATTGTGAAGCGTCTGGGAAATGACTGCAAAGCTGCTTCACTATGATGCAGCCGAGAAATGCCCCAGAACTCACAGAAACGGGCTAAATTCGCGCCGAATGACACCAAACAAGTATTACGCCATGCTCGGCAAGATATTGCAGCACGGCAAACGACAGAGTAATAAAAAAGGCGACATAATCTATTTGCTCAATGAGCAGCTGAGTTTGTCGCCTTATGACCTGCTGGAGATTTTCGAGAGCCACAACATCGCACGCAAAAAGCTGCGCAACGAACTTAGCCTGTTTATGGCAGGCGAAAGAGACCTGACCAAGTACCGAGAAGCCGGGATAAACTGGTGGGATTATTGCGGGCAAATTCTCATCAACAGTTATCCGACCTATTTTGAGAAATTGCCGGCTTTGATTGAGCAGATTAACCGGGAAAAGCGAAACAGCAAAAATTATGTGCTCTTCTTAGGCTCAACAGGAGCGGAAACGAACCAAGCACCATGTTTAAGCCTTATTCAGTTCCAGCTCGAAGACGGCGAATTGGTTTTGTCGGCTTATCAGCGAAGCAGCGACGCAAACTTAGGTTTACCAGCTGACATTTACCATTTGTATTTGATAGCGCGACAAATAGAAGCGCCGTTAAAATCTATCACGCTGAATCTGGGAAACGTTCACATTTACGCTAACAACGTAGAGAGAACACGCGAACTTTTGGCCGGAAATGAAGCTGTGAGGTTTGACCTGAATGTCTGAGGCAAGAGCGACGACAGAAGCCGGAGAACAAAAGCAAAGCCGATTTTAAGCCTGTTTAAGCGGCTTGAAATCGGCTTTTAACTGGTGTTTAAGCGGTCGAAAGAGCAAGAGAAAAAAGGAAGCGAAAAAAGAGAAGATTTGCTCGTTTCGTTTTTGAAAGTTGCACGTTTCGTTTTTGCGATTATAGACGAGATATTATGAGGCAAAAGACAATCAACGCCTTCCCACTTTTTCTGAAGAGGGTTGCTTCTTCGATCCAGATGCCCCAAGAAGTCCTTACATATTAGCAAGAATAAAAGCTCGCATTGAAAAGGACGCTTACTTATGGGAACTTCAGGAGATGTGGAGCAAATTCGCTAATACTCCAATCAATGATGAAGATGAGATTGAAACCCCTTTCTATTTCTGGGAAGCTGGAACATCCCGCTTTGACATCTGGCACTGGTTTGATAAACTCTGCCCAAATGGTCTTGCAGTTGACCTGATGGGCGAAACTTCTAAGTCTTTACCCTTTTAATTATGATACCCGATAGATACATAGAATATAATGGCGAACACTATCCAGTGTTTGACATCTATATCGTTGACCAAAGCGATGAGGATTCGGCACAAAATATGAAAACCATTGAGGTTTCTGTATCGGTTGAGTCCCTTGAAGGATTGTTGATAGACTCTTCAGGCAATCCACTTAATGCTGAAGCAGCCGCCGTTGATGAAGAGATTTTCTTCTACATTCCTGATGAGCTGGAATATGGAGAGGCGAGTGAAATAGCTGATTTTGTTTCAAATAATTGTTGGTGATATGGCAATACCCCCTCAATCTGATATAGCCTGGCGTCACACTTTTGATAAATACTTCAAAAAGTGTTATGAGCGCGAAAGAAAGGCAGGTAATCCTACAGCTGAAGCGATTGGTCAGGCTTTCCAAGAAACCGTTGACCTCGAATATCATCCCGACTTCCCGGTTCAGCTTCCAGTCAATCAAAGGGTGCTGGGAGAATGGGGAGAAGCCTTCCAAAAACGAATGAACGAAGAAATCCACATTGCAATCATTGATTGTGATACTGATACTCCGGTTGTCGCAATCATTAAAGTGAAGAGAGAGTGGCTTCACTGTCAGTTACCCCAATGGTTGATTGACAACGAAGAATACGACTACTTCTATGAAATCCCTGATGAGGAAGATGAACTGATTGAGCATTTCCTTTTCGTGTACTGTGGATATAGTCAGAACAGACTTCACTGGCATATCGTGCCGGCCGATACAAAATTCAAACGACTTACAGTTAAAGATTTTCAAAAATGAGACATACCGATTTTTACAATCAATACAAGCATCTTGACGATTGTACTCGTGAAGAGCTTAAAGCAGCAATTAAGGCTCACGGTAATGAATATGTGTTTATTCACACCGATGAAGATGATGGAGATGACGAGAAAATCTCAGAGGAAAAGAACAATGCCCCTATCATCGCCGCTTCTACCAAATGGATGGATACTTATGAGGATTTTTATATCTCTCGCGTTGCCATTGAAGAATTTGGTTGTCTGGTCATTTATGGCTTCCCCAAGGAGGGGTGGGCAGATGATGAGCAGGAACTGACCAGCATAGCACACGGTCAGTTGGAATATGTCATCGACCTTATCCCGGAAACTGATGAGGTGCAGGATGTGACTATTCCTTAAAAACTCTTAAAAATCTCGTTCTCATTCTAATTTTCTTCTACAATGAGACTATTCCCATAAAAACATAACAACCAAAAACGTATGACACCACAAGCTACGAACTGCCTTGAATTATATCGAGGTGGCAATCCTGCTACTATCAAGCAGTTGCTAAAAAACCAGAAGCCCTCTGTCTTAGAGGAATTGAAAAATCACTTTGGCACCAACGACCTTGACAAGCTGGCCGTCTGCCTCAGCAAAGGTAAGTAACACATCATCAAAAATATAAAAATATGATCTCAGACGAAATCGCAAAAACCATCTACGCTTCTCTTCCGATGGATGAGAAGCTGAAACTTGCTCTCTTCAGTGACTTCGGTGAAGAAGCACAGGCTGTGTATGACTTCATCAAATCTCCGATAAAGGAGGTTGAGCAAATCAAAATCGACATTCAGCAGACTGAAGGCTCTCATCAAGCCATTCTGAATGATGGAGTGTACTACATCTACGAGGATAACACAGTTGAAAAGTTCGACTACAAGAAGCGCAATGCTCCGACAAAGACGGTAAAGCGTATCGGCGTAGTGATGGGTCGCCATGCTCTCGCAGTCAATCTGGAGGATTATCCGGAACAGCCCCTTACCAACCAGAAAGACCCCGGCGGTTATGACGGTTACATCACTGAATATGATGATGCTGTTGCTGATTGGAACGGCCAGTCAAACACTGAGCATATCAAGTCTATCGGCACCGGCATAGAGCTGGAGGATGACGAGTGGATCCCTTCAGTTGCTGAACTCTATCTCATCTATCTCAACAAGCGTTCAATCAATGCCGCCATCGAACTTAGCGGCGGTAGCCGCATTAAGGATGGCTGGTATTGGACCAGCACTGAGTACTCGGCGACGTACGCTTGGAGCTTGAACCTGTACGACGGCCTCCTCAACAGCTGGAACGCTAAGGTCACGAGCAGCTACTACGTCCGTGCCGTGGCAGCATTTCATTAACCCTTAACCCCTTTATCCCTTTAACCCTTGGAGCGTAGCGACACGAGCGTAGCGAGTTAGGGATAAAGGGGTTTAACTTTTACTTCTATGGAACGCCCCAATCTTGATCATGTTCGTCAGTTATTACGAGCAAAGAATAATGAGGCCGTCAAAGAAATAGAACCTCAAATCATTAAATTCTGTAAGTACAAATTAAGTAAGTGCATTGACTCGATAGAGATAAAACAGGCATTTCTACTTACGTTTGAATCTCTTTATAATGGCAAGAAAAAAGACTCAACTGACCCATTACCAGACTATTTATTAGGTCTGTTAGATGAGCTTATGAGTGAATATGGATTAGTCAAAATAGATGACTTCAAATCCCTCCAGACTGATGATGTAACCTTATATTGCTGGAAACATAAAGGCAAATGGCATACCAACCCGGTAATCCTCAATAAAGTAATTGATGATGCCAAAGTTGAAATACGGTACACTCATCACGAACCTATGAATGGCTTTGAGCATACTTTCAAAGCTAACACCTTCAAATTCGCAATCAGACAGTTGACTTCTCCCCCAAAGGAGAATGTAAACACAAGATATACATTCTTTTTCTTTAACTCCTAAAAATCTTTCAATATGGAATTTACCACTTTTGAAACTGCTATCAAGAACTATCTTGACAAGCGCGCTGAAGATGATGCTCAGTTCGCAACAACATACGCAAAACCCAACAAAAATATCAAAGAGTGTTGCAAGTACATCTTCCAGCAAGTCGAAAAGAACAAGCCCAAGGGTGAGCGTTGTGTCGGTGTTTCCGACGATGAGGTATTTGGACTGGCAGTCCACTACTATGATGAAGATGACATCGTAGTAGAAGGCCCCAAGAATAAAGTGGAAGCCGTACAGAGTCCTTCTCCAGAACCCCCAGCCTCCCCTGAGCAGATCACTTCAGAAGAAAAGCCTAAGCAGCGCAAACCAAGAAAGCCCAAAGCTGCTGTTGACCCCAATATCCCGGAGCCGCTGGATATTCCGATTTTCTAATCCTTTCAGCTCTTTCACAATATGAAACCCAGAAACAAATTTCAAAGAAAAATTTTGGAGTTATCCAAAACACTCTCTCCTTTGAACGAACATCAATATAAGGAAGCTGTCAGGAAAGTGGCTCCGCATATTGCCAAGTACAATTCTAAGAAAGAATATGTGTGTCTGGATTGTGGTCACTCTTGGAAAGGTGATGAGGCTACTAAGGTTGTATGTCCTCACTGCTCCGCAAAGCTGGATGTTGACAAAACTCGCAAGTGGAATTTTTGTGATAGAGCTTATTTCGCAATCGTAACCAAGCGTGGAGGTTGTCAGGTTGTTAGAATGTTCTTTATGCAGACAAATCTGAGAAGAGGCGAGAAGGCTACATACTGGATTAGTGAGGCTTTTCAACGCTGGCTTACTCCAGATGCCAAAGAAGTGATAGTTGGTCGTGCTCGACATTGGATGTGCAGTTATTGCGATATATGGAACTATGACAGCGAAATGGAAATCCGAACAGAAAACTACGGCCACTATGTCACGCCTTACAAAGTTATCGGGCAATCTTCAGTGATTCCAGAAATCCGAAGAAACGGATATAACGGTGATTTTCATAACTGTTCCCCATATACTTTGTTCCAACGCTTACTCACTTGCAATAAAACTGAGACGGCATGGAAATTAAGGCAATACAAAATGGTAGCTTTCTCATTGGCTAAAAAGTATGAGTTTGAGAAATATTGGCCCTCCGCTAAGGTCGCTTTCCGGCACAATTATAAGATTACCGATGCTTCAACTTGGTATGATATGCTCGACGCTCTTGAATACTGTGGGAAAGATTTGAGAAATCCAAAATTCATCTGTCCTGACAATCTTAAAGAGGCTCATGATTTATGGATTGCTAAAAAGCGAGCTAAGATGGATGAAGCAGATAGACGAAGAGAGCGCGAGAGACAAATGACACCTTTACAACGCTATGAGGTTAATCACAAAGTTGATGAAGCTCGATATAAGAAAGCCAAATCAATATTTTTAGATCTGGAATTTGTCGATAAGGAAATTGTGGTCAAACCTCTTCAGTCGGTAAAAGAATTTGTAGAAGAGGGTGAATATAGGCACCACTGTGTCTTCACTAATAGGTATTATTCTGACGACAATGTGCTTATTTTTCATGCCCTGGTTAATGGTGTGTCAATCGCAACTATAGAATTTTCTTTAGAGGACTTCTCGGTCCTCCAATGCCGTGGCAAATACAACCAGGTTCCAGAACACTTTGACAGAATAGTATCATTGATTAAGTCTAATACTTCAAAAATTATATCAAAAATCGCATAACAGCTATGACTGAAAATCTTAAAATCGCTATGATAGCCATCAATAAATGGCTGTTTCATGGCTGGAATTACAAGGTAGTTCCAATGACTGTCACCTTTCCCGGTGGTGGTGCAGATACGGTAAATGTGCCGGAATTTCTCAAAGAAGTGAAATGGACTTGTCATATCAGTCACATGCTGGGAAAGTGGCAACACGCTACCAGAACTCAGGATCCTGACACCTATATGGTCAAGTTCTATGCAGACCTTGACGATAAGAATCGCAAGCTCTTGCTGGAATGGATTATCCAAAACTATAACGGCGAAAAGCCTTTATTCTCATAGCTATGGAAGTATTCTGTGTAACAGTTGAATATGAGGGTGTTCGACCTTCAGACAACTATACTTCTTTCACTCTGTGGGCAACACTTGAAGGTGCCAGACGCGCCTTAAAGCAAGAACGTAAGGACATTCTTAAAAAGCCCGGATGGTCTGAAGATACCATTGAAGCAGATGAAGATGACCGTTTTTCCGCTACAATAGATGAATATTATAGCGAGTCTTACAATGTCACAATAAGTAAAGAACCAGTCCATGAATGATAAGATATTAGAAATGTTTTTCGATACTGAGAGATGGCGATATGCCATTGAAAAAGGTGTCGGGAAGCACATCAATAAGGCTCATCTCTATCAGCTTACAAAACCTGATACCAGAGCTGCTATGTACGCTGCTATACGAGACGGCCGATATGAGATAGCACCGCCCCACACGGCTCTTATCCCCAAGGATAACGGAGAGTTCCGGACAGTCTATGTCAATGAGCCGATTGACCGCATATTTCTCAGTATCGCTAATGACCTTTTATTTGAGCTGATGCCTGAGATGATTCATCCCACTTGTCAATCTTATCAGAAAGGTATCGGTTGTGGCAAGATTGTGAAAGAGATCTCCAAGAGAATTTGCCAAACCAAGGGCGAAGTGATTGGGTGGAAGTCTGATTTCAGTAAGTATTTCGATTCTGTACCTATCAGATTTATTGACGAAGCCTTTGATAAAGTCGAGGCAAAACACGGCCATTCCGCTATCATAGATGTTCTCCGAAAGTATTATCATTCGGACTGGTATTTTGATACTGACGGCAAACTCCAGAAAGCCTATCAGTCACTCAAACAAGGCTGTTCGGTCGCTTCTTGGTTGGCAAATGTAGTAATGTTTACCCTGGATGAAAGACTGAGCCAACTGAATGGCGAGTATGTCCGATATTCTGATGATGCCTTATTTGTCGGGCCGGACTATATGAAAGCAATGGAGATAATGACTGAAGAGGTCACGAAGCGAGAAATGAAACTCAATCCCAAAAAGATAGAGTTTCTTACTCATACTCGGTGGTTCAAATTCCTTGGGTTTTCAATCAAAGGAGCCTCCATTTCTCTCAGCTCAACCCGAATAAAAGCCTTCCAGAAAGAGATTGAATCCCGCACTATCAAAGCCAAAAAGAAAAGCCTCATCAAAGCCACGAATGATATAAATCATTATCTCTATTGCGGAAATGGTGAGTATAGCTGGGCCACTCAGGTGTTGCCGGTCATCAACGTGAAGAAAGACATTCAAACTCTCACACTCTTTGTGATGGATTGTTTGAGGGCTGTCGTGACTGGCAAGACTAAAATCGGAGGACTGGGATATATTGCCAATCAATCCGATGGCTGCATACAGCGAGGCATAGGACGGAATGTGAAAGCTAACCGTATAAAGACAGACAAGATGTTCTCCGGCTTTTTTACGATAGGGTGTATGCAAAATGCACTCTTGACCAGTAAGGATGTTTACAGAACGCTGGTTTCCTCTCTTCATCAGTACGGATAACCGATATAGATTGAGTGTGCAATGAATGGTAGAACGGCAATCCTTTCAGAGAAGGATCATCGAACTGTGGGCCATGCTATCGCCTTTGGCCAACAGTCTCAGATCCTTCTGACATCAAATCCTTATAGCCACACACGATATTGTCTGACTACCAATTACCGAATATGCGGTCTTATCTGAAGGGTCAATCATTCAATTATTCAGAATTAATAGCAGATGGACCAGTAGATTCATCTCCTATCGTAGATGACTCATCCTGGTCCATCTGTAACTTCTGAAGAATATCAAGATAGTAAAGAAACATATCAGTGACATGACAGATACATCAAGCCAAGTATATGGCAGCAATCTGAGAGATGATAATTTTAGTTTTGGCTTCATTAAGCTGCTGTTAGGAGGCTCTATCAACCCTCCATCAGCAGCCGTAAAGCCCAAACATCAACCTCTTAAAGCGATATACCAAATCATCTTCAGTAGCCAATGTAATGCGGCACCTCAGTTCAAGAAAGCAACTGTTTAGTCATCCAGACCTGAATAGGACTCAGGTTCCACCGGCTTTCACATCCTTGCCTGGGATGTTTCAGCCGGTTCTACCTGAGTCCTTATCTGGATTCCATCAACCGAATAGAGTTACGCATCAATGCTTTGAGAACTGATAAACCTCAGCACAGAGGATTTAATCAAGACTGGCAAGTTCAATAGAGCTGGTTTAACCAAGGGACTCGAATCGACAGCCAGGTTAGCCACCTGGCTTGTTCGATTCGGAACCTTGTCACCAGCTCTTTAATCAATACGATAAAGTAATGTGCCAAGTCAGTGAGATTATAATTTTTTAATTCAAATAGAAATGGAAAACATTTATAATGAATGTGTTAATAAAGTCAAGTGTGGGTCAAAATTCCATATAGACTTTCAGAAACGCACGCTCAAAATTGATGGTAAATATGTCATCAAACAAGGTGAGTATGAGGGTGAGTTAGGGCTTCCGGTATTTGACGATCCGCTCACTATTATTACTCAGCTGTTCATTCGCTATCAGCATAGCCTACCATCTGAACGAAGTGATCATAAGCGTAAAAAATACTTCAATGCTCTGTCTGAGCATCAGCTTTCAGATGAGGATATGCTCTATGGCGAACCACGAGAAGTTGCTCAAATCAAGTTGGAACTCCATATCCTGATAATGATATTTAACGGCTCTCTCAAATGGTATGAATTTGCTAAGGATAAATGGTTCTGGCAAAGTCCTACCGTAAAAGAACTCATCATCCTGAAAGAATGGATTGAACCCAAATCAGAAAACAAATAACATCAAAATAAAAACCAATATGAAGAAAGTAAGCGTAAAATGCCCCAAGTGTGGCGCCAATCTCGAAGTAGAAGCAGCTGAAGTGAATGTTGTAATGCCAGTTCACTGCGTACCAACATCAATCGCCGTAGAAATCCCCGTTCCGGCCAACAAGCTCAATGAAGCTGAGGCCAAAATCGAAGCTCTCCGTAATGCCGGAGTCAACGTGGCCAACCTCTTCTCTATTCGTGGCACTGACGGCAGCTACGAAGTCGGTCGCCTCACTGACGGTCAATTTGCTGTAGTTCCCGATGACGATCCTATCTTCGCTGCAATTCGTGCCAGCAAAACGATTCCTGACCGCCGCCTCTTCCGTCGCTGGGTTATGGCTCAGGTCTTTCACATGATGACCGAAACCGATTACAAGACCGGCCAGCCCATCGGCTTCACTGCCGCCCTCCGTCGCAAGGGTTACAAGTATCAGTGGGAAATGGTTGTTGAAGAACTGCGTGTTCAGGCAAGGCTCAATGTCACTGACCCGGAAAACTTCGCAGAGCGCAATCGCTGGTTCAATCGTGGCGTTGTCGTTCAGATGGCCACCGACTACATTAAGTTGGTCAGAAACATTGTGACAAAGCTCCGTATCAGATCGTGCAAGGGTGTTCCTTATGTTCGCTTGGATGGCACCAATATCTTCATTAAAGACCTGCCGACTAAGGTGTATGAGCCTCTTGAAAAGCTGCTCCGCTCAATCAGGAATACCCGTCAACCGGCCGCACTATATCGTGCAACAACCAATTTCTATAAGGCAGTCAAAGAAACTTGTCTGTTCTTTGATATGGAACAGTCCAGAGCTTTCAAAGATGCCTATAAAGGTGCCGGCGCCTTCTTCACTCTGAAGAACCTCATTCTCTTCCACGATTGTGGATTTCCAAAGATGAGTCAAAAAATGTCACGGGAATATCTTTATGAGCTTGCATCTCAAAAAGATTTAGAGGGATATAAGCTCTTCGGTATCCTGAAGGATTTTCTGGTCGTCAATGGTATCAATATTGAGGCCATGCGAGCTGAATGGCGAAAATAAGATTCTCCTCACTTAATCGTGTCAGCATAAGAGATTGTGTTGACACGATTAAAAACATTTCATCCAATGAAACTTCACTTACTTTATATTGGAGATGCTTGGTTAAGTAATTCCAGTTTAGAATTGTTGGCAGTATGCACATCATTTGAAAAAGCTGTCGAATTAGCTGTCGAACACTCTAAAAAACATAATAGTCGGTTATGGGAGTCCGATATACGCGAATTGCAAATCAATAAACAAACTTATGGTTTGGATTTTAGTAGATGACAAAAATTAAATTTATGCTGTTAGACACTTAATTTTCAGTCGATTAAATTTGCAAAAGTCCCTGAAAATTAGTAATTTAAAGGAAAAGTTTGGACGCTTTTTCTCATGAAAACTACTAATTTCAAGGACTCGGTCAAAGTTAACCAAATCCTCCCGATTATGCAAGAGCACTTTGGTCAAAGTATGAATTTGGCACGCATAAAACTCATGGCGTTGCTGCTCCATGCACTCTGTGTGGTGCAGACTGTCAGCCTCCACAAACTGGCTGATGCGATGCCTACGGC